TCTGTGATTTCATAAGCGAGACGCACGACCAGATCACAGCGCTTTACCAGTGCGCCTCCCTGCAACTGCGTATACGCAGCCCAGTCGCCCACATCTGCCGCCGCTAAAACGGCATCCATGCGGCTATCAGTCAGCCGCTGATCCCGCTAACGACGCAACTCGCGCCAGACCGTCACCGGCGCGCCGCCAATTTGTTGAAACTGACGTATGCGCCACCGCGACGCCCACGCAGTAACCGCTTTGGACATATCCCGCAGGTTTTCCCCGGTTTCCTCGTCCGTCTCACCATCAAGCGCAAAACCATCAATATTTTTGGAGATATATTTAGCGATATAGCCGGTGGCGGAACCTTTTTCTGGATCGATAGGCTCAACATGAAAACGCGCCTTAAGCGCGTGGGGTGACTGAAGTTCTTCTGAATCCGCTATACGGGCGTAATAGCAAAGAATGACGCGAACAGCGGCAACATCTTGCGGGGACATGAATAACAGCATGTGCCAGTGGGGAGTTCCATCTTGATGAGGCTCAACCACACGAAAGCCAAAAACCTTTATACCGGCGCGCGAAATGGCAGCACGGCACTTAGCCCACACACGGCAGAGATAACGCTGCGTGTCCTGTGGACTACATCCGTTCCACTGGCTGACGAAGCCACCTTTGCTGTGTACGGCGTGGAAGCGTGAAGGCGCGGTGATGGTATAGAACTCCCCGGCCAGCCCCTCTTCGTTTGCTATGTCCTCAAACCCTCGCATGCGAACCATCAGTTCACAGCGACGGATAGCAGGATTGGCCACGCTGCCGTAAACCATATCGCCAAGAGCAATGCGATCGCCGTCTTCGTTAA